CTTACGAGTTCATCAACCGAATTCAGAAAGTAGGACTAGCTATCAATCCAGTCATTATGGATGTAGCAGAAACACTGTATGAAAGAGGAATGACAGTTGGTAAGTTTATTCCTGTGTGGACAGCTGATACAGAACCTTCTAAGCCACCTGATATTGAGACCAATAAAGAAGCTAGGAAGGATTACTGTAGAAGGAAAGCAGAGTGGTACAACCGACTGAATGATAACGCTCAGAAGAGTGTTAGAACTAGGAAGGTTATGGAGATGGCAAGGAAGTTTAAGGATGCTGAACAGTTCTTCCTCCCGTGGTCTTTTGACTATAGAGGTAGAGCTTATCCTATCCCTGCCTATCTAACACCACAAGAGACAGACTTTGGTAAGTCATTGCTACTCTTCTCTAAGAAAGCATTGATGACACCAGATGCAGAGGAGTGGTTAGCCTTTCAGGTAGCCACAACTTATGGTCTAGATAAAGCAACTATCGCTGATAGGTTGTCTTGGACTAGATCTAATCACAAACTAATCACACACATCGCTGAGGATCCACTTGGTAACATCCAACTCTGGGAAGACACAGACGAGCCATGGCAATTTTTGGCCGCTTGCGACGAGTATTTTAGGTGCTGCATCACTTGCGTATCTGATTTTACTTCCCTCCCTGTCGCTACTGATGCCACCTGCTCAGGATTACAAATACTCGCCGGGCTTGCGAGGGACAAATCTACAGCGCAGTATGTAAACGTACTGCCGTCAGATAAGCCACAAGATGCTTACAAAGCTGTAGCTGAGTTAGCACTACCTGAGTGTCCTGCACACATGAGGCAATACGTTTCACGCAAGGTAGCAAAGCGCCTAGTCATGACATTGCCGTACAACGCGCAGTTCAAGTCAAATTGGGGCTATGTGAAAGAGGCACTAATTGAAGAGTACGGACTTAAGCCAGAGAAAGAAGATGTAACAGCTATCACCCATGCATTACGCAATGCTGTATTCACACTCTTTCCTGGTCCTAAAGATGTAATGGACTGGATTAATAAAGAGGTAGTAGCAGCAATTAAGAGAGGTGCTAATAGCATCGAATGGGTCACGCCATCTGGGTTTATTGCGACTCAACGCTTTATGAAGCTTGAGACGAAGCAGCTTGATCTACAACTGCTTGGTCGTGTAAGGGTAAACGTAGCTATAGGCGAGACAGATAAAGTAGATCTCAATCACCATAAGAATGCTACATCACCCAATCTTATTCATTCTCTTGACGCTAGTCTCTTGCATCTTAGTGTCTTACGTTTCGACGCTCCAATAGCGTTGATTCATGACTCGGTGTTATGCCGAGCAACTGATATGTCAATCCTATCTACCAAGGTACGAGAGACATACATGCATTTATTCGCTGAACAAGATTATCTAAAGTCTTGGGCAGCACAGATCGGGGCTGAAACCCCACCACCGATTATTGGTGACCTTGAACCGTCATCAGTAATTGAATCCACTTATTTTTTCTGCTAAATGGCACGCAACATTATCAAAACTGAACAGGCTGTAACTCTTGAAGGGTTCCAAGCCGTACTGAAGCCAAGTAAGTTTGGCTACTCATTGAGTGCAGTAGTTGACCAGAACATGGTCGATTGCCTTGAGACTGACCGAGAGGATAGCATCAAGTGGGCACAATCAAAGCTAAAGAATCCTAAGCGTTCGGTGCTTAAGCCTGAGCCTTGGGAAGAGGTAGCTGATGGACAATACAAAGTTAAATTCAGTTGGAATGAAGAAACAAAACCACCAGTTGTTGACACTGAAGGAACACTTATCCAAGACGAGAACACACCTCTCTATAGTGGATCGCAATGTAAACTTGCCTTCTATCAGAAACCGTATATTCTCAAGGATGGTGTTACTTATGGTACTAGCCTTAAGCTTGTCGGTGTGCAAGTTGTCGCACTTAATGGTCAGGCTGGCGTCGATACGGGTTCACTCTCATCAGAAGCAGTGGCAGACCTATTTGGAAAAACGGCAGGATTCCGACTTGATGAACCTAACGTAACCCCAACACCAACAGAAACAACTACAGAGGATGACGACCTAGATTTCTAAATGGCATTCCGATCAGGCCTTGAAGAAAGGGTAGCTGATTTGATGTGTGAGTTAGGAGTGAAATATGAATATGAATCTACTAAGGTTCCTTATATTATACAGCATATTTATACGCCTGATTTTCTCTTACCAAATGGCATATACCTTGAGACGAAGGGATTCTGGGAACCGGCAGACAGACGAAAGATCAAGAATGTAAAGGAACAACATCCTGAACTAGATCTACGCATGGTCTTCCAGAACCCCTTTAATAAAATATCGAAAAAATCTAAGACTACATACGCACAATGGTGTGATAAACATGATATCAAATGGACTTCATTCCAGAATATCCC